GAACGCCACGTCTACGGCAATGCGTCCTTCAAGGCTCATGCGTACTGCTTCCACTTCAAGGGCTCAAGCAGGGCGTGAACGCCTATTGGCACGTTTTGGCCCACGCTGCCGACTGCTTCCCGGTTGGCGTACCAGTGCCCCACCAGCATCTTGATGGCATGCACCGCCGGCTTCGGCACGTTGGCGGCCCCGCCGCACCCGGCCAGGTACGTGATCTGCACGGCCTTGTCATCAAGCCGCACGTTGGGCCAGTCCTCGAGGTACAGCGGGTAAACAAGGGCAGGAACGTGGTCGCGGTCCAGGCGGAACTGTTGCGTTCCAGACTGCGCCCACGTGAGTGTCTGTGTGGTGCCAGCCGAATCCACATACGAGATAGTCACCGTGGCGCTCGCGGCAGTCGCGTTCAACCGCACCGGCGGGCGCGGGAGCTCGATGCGGAGGCTCGGAAAGTCATCGAACGCCACGGTGTATTGCTTGTCGGCGAACGTGCGGTCGCAGTAGTCCTCGCACCACGTTGTGGCGGCATCGACTAGGCCGCCGATGTAGGCATCGTCATCGGAGAAGTCCACGACTCGCAGATGGGCCTTGGCGTCCTCCACGCTCACGGGCCGGTCACCCGTGCCACTCGCGGTGGCGACCACCAGGCTGCGGTAGCGGCTGCCCGCCTGCGGGAGTTCCCAGTTACGCACGCTTGGGCCTCCCTCGCTTGGCCTTCGCCACCGGAGCCACAGCCCGCTCAACCGCCGGCTCGGGGGCCGTGGCGAACTCAAACGCCGGGGGCTCGACGTGCCGCACGGCGTACCTCTGGAGCTCGAGCGTGCGTGCCAGCCCGCCCGTGACGGGCACCACCTGGCCAGCCTTGTACGCTGCGTAGGACCGCAGGAACCGCACCTGCACCATCGGGATCGCCGTGCTCATTTCCACACGTTCTCCGGTGGCCTGCCGCCTCGGTCCCAGAAATCGCCAGGGTGCTGCAGGCTCGCTCGCATGTTTTGGTCGGGCCACTTGATCCACACCTCGGCGTGGCCCAGCACGACCCGAGGACACACGCCAATCTTGAGCCCAGCCTTCTGGGCCGTGACCCAGAACGCTATGTCATCGTCCATCCGGCCTTCGTCCCACCGGCCCTGGTCATTGGGCCTGCCGATGAACCACGGGTGAGGCATCTTTTTCAACGCCTCTGCCTTTAGCATCGTGAATCCGAAGTGGGCCGTGTTGGCTTGCACCACGTTGTGGTACACGAAGTGATCGCGGGCCACCTCGGCCACACGCTCGCCCTGCTCCGACATCATCGTGAACAGCGGCTCTTCCGTGCGTCGCTTCATCTGCACGGCCGCCACGCAGTCGTAGCCGCTGGCCACCGCGTACGTCAGCAGCCGAGGCACGGCGTCGGCTTCCCAGACGCTGTCATAGTCCAGCGTGAGAATCCACAGCGGCGGGGCTTGCGGGTCGTTGTCGTTCTCAATCATGTCCGTGAGGACACGCTCCAGGCACTGGCCCCAAAACGCCCCCTCAAGCCGCACAGGCGATATGCCGTACGGAATGAGCCCTCTGGCCCAGCAGAACATGTGGTCCTGCCAGCCAAGCCGAGGCACGGACATGGCACAGTGCACCCGGATCGGCCCGCTGCCGGTCTGAATGGTGGCAGGCTTGACGCCAGCCACCGCCGAAGTCGCCGCGCCCACGGCTCCTCCTTCGTTGGAGTTGTCGTTCTACCGTCTTCGCTCAGCCAAGAACCACGCGGTTGGTGACGTTGGCATCGGCCGCCGAATCGACACCCGACTCACCACGACCCAGCCGGGCCGCAATGACAATGTCGTTGTTGGTGCCGTTCGCCGTCGCATCCGCAGACGGCGTGACCGCCACCTGCAGGTACCGCTTGAGAGCCTTGGTCGGGATCTCGAAGCGGGTCACGTTCACCGTGGCCGTGTTGCCAACGCCGGCCAGCGTGTAGTCCGTGTTCTGCACCAAGCCGCTGATCGCCGCGTAGCTGCCGTCCGTGTCGCTGTGCTTGACGCTCACGACGCTGGGGGCAGCCGTATTGGCGAGCGACCGGTAGCACACGTCGATGCTGACCGAGTCGTAGCCGAGGCAGTCAATCGCCACGGTGTGCGTGCCCGCAGAGGCAACACCCGCAATGCCGGGGCTGATCGAAATGACGGACTTGCTGTTGGCCGCGTGGTTCATGGATTCTGGTTCCTTGGGTTAGTTAGGTTCAGAGGATGAGAGCCACGACCGGGCCGGCCGTCGAAGCGTCGCCAACGTCCGAGGTCACCGCGTCGTAGGACACCGTGGCCTGGAAGTAGGTCTGGTCGAACTCGATGTACCGGTCGGTGCTCGCCCGCACCGCAACGGCACGCCGCACAGCGAAGTGGCTCGACCGCTTCATGTCACCGAAGAGAGCCACGCACTGGCCGGCCGAAGCCGTCTTCCGCATGACGTTGTTGAAGAACACCGGCCAGCCGAGAAAGTTGGGCCGGCGGACGCCGTCCACAATCTCGTTGGCAAGGGCACCGTTGCCGCCGAGGGCCAGCGACTGCATCGCCAGAGCGTGCATCTGCGGCGTGACGTACCAGCCGCAGGTCGGGCTCTGGGTGGCGTAGGTCGGAGCCTTGGCCACGGTGGCGAGGAAGTCATCGACCGTCAGAGCGGTGACAGCCGTCTGCGTCGAGTCGTTGATGCCGGCAGTGAGGGTCTCGTTCTCGAACTTCCACTGGATGCCACGGATGCCGCCGTAGGTCGAGGCACCAGTGCCGATGAAGCCGTCCTCGTCAATCCGCTGGGCGATGGCCAGGGCGAACTCCTCGGCCACGAGCCCAGCCAGGTCAATCGCCGAGTCGTCGATCAGCTGGTTGGGAACGCGGGTTCCGACGCGAACCTCCTTGCTGGAGAGCATCACGTTGTCCGTGCCCATGTCGGTCGCGGTCGTTTCGGCGTTGGCACCGGTGTGGTACGCCGTGTTGCCGCTCGTCCGACGCGGGATGTAGAGCGTGTCGCTCGTCATCTGCAGGTTGTTGGCCTGCGCCGGGAACGCACCGAACTGCTCGACCAGGCGGATGACCGTCGAGGCGAAGGTGTCGGGGATGAACACGCCGCCCTTGTTGTTGTCGTTGGGCGACAGGGCACGAGCCTCGACGTTCTTCTCGTACCACGAGCGATCCTCGGCACGGCCAAGGACGTAGCCGCGAATCCACCGGCCGCACGCCTCGGCGTCGCTGGACGAGCGGAAGTGGCGGGCCTTGCCGCTCAGCGAACGCTCAGCAGACGGGGCCGGGGCGGCCGGAACGGCGGCAACCTCGACGGGCTTCGCGGTCGCGGCGACCTTGCCACGCAGGGCGGTGATCCGCTCGGCGATGGCGTGCTCGCGGGCGAGCTCCTTCTCCAGCTGCTCGGCCTCGCCGGCCAGCTTCTCCATCTCCGCGACCTGCTCGGCAGAACGCTCCTCGACCTTGGACAGGTCATCGAGCATGGCGGCCACGGCGGCGGCCCGGTCCTGAAGCTTGGTGAGTTGGCTGGCCATCCTTGGCACTCCGTAGTTGTGAACGGTGACAGTCCGTGTCTGTCGTTCACGCTACGCCACGCCTATGGCCCGCACCTAGCGTTTCGGTTCTACGTAGAACGAGCGACGGCAGACGTACTCGCTCGGCACAACGATCTTGCTGCGATACGTGCAGCACTGGCACTCGACGTACCGCACCTGCTGGTCGCCAGCTGCCTTGCTCGTGTACGTGCGAATGCGACCCTTGCCGCACTGGGGGCAGATGTCACCGGGTCTGGCCACGCCTGCTCCTACTTGCGGTTGTCGTACACAAGGTCTTTGACCTCGTCGGTTGTCAGGCTAGCTGTGTGGCCACTGCTGTCAGTGACTTCTACCATCGTGACATAGCCCTTGCCCACCTTCTTCGTCTGGCTTTTGCCGACCTTGTAGCCCATTTTGCCCATGGCTTCCTTGGCCGTGTCGAGGTTTAGTTTCGACTTGCTCTTAGGAAGCGGAGTGTCGTGCTTCTTCGACGGCAACTTCAGGCCGCCGGGAGCGCTGCCAGATCCTTTTGCCGAACCTCCATCGCTGCCGCTTGATCCGCCACCATCGCCGCCATCTCCACCGCCACCACCGCCTTCTTTTCCGCAACTGTTGTCGATCCCGCCTCCCGGCCCGGTTGGGCAAAAGCCACGCAGGAACGTGCGGAGAATTGCCGCCTTCAGCCGCACAGCAATAGCCTGGGCGTCAATCTCGGGCACAGTGGCTGGCTGTTCTGCCTGCGTCTCTTGGCATCGGCACCGCTCTTCAGCATTCTGTGACGCAAGCCACTCGTTCATGCTGCGTCGAGCGATTGCTGTAGTGCTGCTGCTATACGCAGGATGTGTCACTACGCTCACGTCATAGAGTCCAGACACCTCTCGAATCGACCGCCTCGGCTTGCCGTCATCGCCAGGTGCCCACTGCTCGCCCTTGGTGTCCACGGTGAACGCGAACGACGAGCCACGCAAATCGGACCTGGCCACGAGCTCGCCGATGGTGCGACCCAGTTCCGTGTTGGGCAGCACGACCGAGTACCGCAGCCCCTTCTCGTCGCTGGACAACTCGAGCGTCCCGCTCGAGGTGCGGCCCAGCAGTTGGTTTGGGTCGTGGTTGAACAGAGCCACCACGTCCTGCTTGCCACGCTGCCGGCTCAGCACCTTGTCGAAGGCACCTGGCAGGATGGTCTCGCGGAAGCCGCCGAGATCCACACTGAGCGTGTTGTACCGAACCGCGTAGCCGGTGAGCACGGGCCGCCCATCCGCACGGGTCTCGACCACGGCACCGCCGTCTTCGGCGAACTCCCAATCGCGGCGCTCAATGTTGCTGGCGTCCATGCTCTCGCTCCTCTCGGATTCCTCGCGGTCCATCTGTTCGACCTTGTCCGCCGACCACGTGCGGCCGGCATCGCCACCCCACAGCATCCACGCCACAAAGCCAGGCGTCTCGTCGCCAGGCTTGTTCCAGCCAGGCTTACGGTCGGCCTCATGCCGAGCAAACCACGCACTCATCTCGCGGACGTGATCCTCAGTGAGCTCCTGGCGGGCGGCGATGATGTTGGCCCTGCGTACCGTCTCAGGCTTGAGCCCGTCGCCGCTCTTTCCTTCGTTGTGCAGCCGCAGTCCGGTGCGTGCCGCCTCGGCCATGCCGGCCGATGGCTTCAGGTCAACCGCCATTGGCGACAGCCTCCGGCGGCATTGCGTCTGGCGTGTCCTCGCTCGTGCCGTCTTCCTCCTCGGGAATATCCTCAACGGCATCGCCGGGCGTATCCTCAACCTCGCCGGGCGAATCGTCGCCCTCTGGCATCGGGCCGAGGTTCTCCTTCATCCGCACTTCTTCTGGCTTCATCCAGCCATTGCGGATGGCGATCTCATACGCCTGGTAGCGCGTCGTGATGTCGCCACGCAAAAGCCCCTCGACCAAGAACTCGGCGTACAACTCGCCGTCTTCTGGCAGCACGTCACGCTCGATGGCACCCTCGATGCGACGCAGCCACGGGGCAATGGTGAACTTCTCGAAGCTCACCATCTCGCTCTGCAGGTTGCCCCACGTGGCACGACCCAACTCTTGAATCATGTGCGGCGGCATCCGCCAGACGCGGCAGATGGCGAGCAGCGACTGCATCCAGAGCTCGGCCAGCTGGCTCTCCTGGTTGGTCGCCGAGACACTGTCCGCCTTGAGCCCGTTGGAAAGGATCGCCGTTCGCCCGGCCTTGGCCGGGCCGCGATGGGCGGCCTCCCACTGGTCCCGCAGCTGCTCGCGGACCTCGCGTGGCAACGCCTGGTCAGTGTGCAGGATGATGCCGGGCTGGGCGTTGTTCCGGTAGAACGTCGCGGCGTACTGCTCAAGGGCACGGGCCAGGGCGATGGCATCGCGGCCGAGCTCGACCGGCACCTCGCCGTGGATGCCGTCGAACGACAGCCACCTCACGTGCATGATCTGATCATCGCGGTACGCCTGCTGCCGGCCCGTCTGCGGGTCGGTCCACACGTACGACAGCGACATATCGCCTTCTTGCACGACCTTCATGCCGGCTGGGTTGAGCGGATGCAGTTCGCTCACGCTGCCACGGTCGCCGGCCACCTTGTACTGGTAGCTGTTGCCGTAGAACCCAAGGTGCAGGCACATCTGCTCAACCCACTCGTAGCGGGTCTGCCACTTGTTGGGCCGCTTGGCGAGCACACCGTAGAGCGGCAAATCCTTGGCACGCTCGCTGTTGTGGTCATCAAGCCGGCGGTACAGGTGCAGCGGCAGGCTCGCTACCGTCTCGGCCACGACGCGGGCACAGGCGAAGTACGCCGCCGTCTTCATCGCCGTCTCGGGCGTGATCCTCACGCCGCTCTCGGCGGCCATCGCCACGAGGTCATCCCAGCGGCTCATACGGGTGCCGAGGAAGTTGATCTCTGGCCGTGCGGCTGTCGCGTCCATGCGTCCTACCAGAAGGAGATTTCGGGCATATCGGCGGGCTTCATGCTCTCGCCCATGTGAACGCCGACCGCCATGATGGTGGCCACGACGGCATCCACTCGCTCCGTGCTCTTGGCCTTGCTTACCTTGAGATTCCCGGCCGGGTCGGTCTGCACGGCCGCATTTCCTAACTGCCAACCTACCAACGGATTCAAGCCAAAACGCACCTTTCCATCGACAACGAGAGCCTCCAGGCGGCGAGTCGGTGCAGTCATGGACGCAAAGCCCTGCCCGTACAACGTGACCGGCAGCCCTTCGTCCGAGAGCTCGGTGGCCAACTGCGTCGCGTTCCATCTGTCGATGGCCAGCTTGCGGACGCGGTGCTTCTGGGCAAACTCCAGAATGTCGGCCTTGACCCGCTTGTAGTCCGTACTGCGTCCCTCCGTGTACGTCAGCCACCCGTCCCGGTGCCACGCGGTGTACTGCACCCGGTCGTTTCGCTCCCGCTCGGCGGCGTTGTGCTCTGGTATCCACGCCATCACGTGAACGTCGTAACCGCCGGCATCGTTGGGAGCCACGGCCGCAAACGCCGTGGTGTCGTAGTTGCTGGCCAAGTCAAGCCCGCACCACACGTCCCGGCCCTCGAGCGGCTCGGAAATCGGCTGCATGCACGCGGCAATCTGGTCGGGCCGCAGCCACCGCACATCCGACGTGGTGGGAATGTTCAGCCGATACCGCAGGAACGAGTTGAGCTTGGTGGCTGAGTTCTCTGCTTCGCGGCAGTCGGCGGCGAATGACTCTTCGCTGATAGTCTCGCCTAGCGACGGGTTAGCCTTGTGCCACACCTTCGGCGACTTCCAATCGTCCTCTCGGTCGGCGGCGTAGATGCACCCGAAGAACGACGGGTCAAAGGCCGGGTCGGCCATGCACCGCTCGGCGTAGTCGTGCTGCTCGTACCAGATGTGCGACTTGTTCGCCTCGCCCGCCGTCGTGATCGACACGGGGCAGAGTGGTTGCCGACGCGCCGCACCGCCGTAGCGGAGTGCGTCCCATAAACGCCGGTCGCCCCTTTGGGCATGCAGCTCATCGAACAGCAGGCAGTGGACGTTCAGCCCCTCGGCCCGGAACGCATCCGCCGACAGCACCCGGTAGAAAGAGTTGCTCCCCCGGTGAACGATGGTCTTCCGCGAGTCGAGCACCTCGAGCACCTTCGACAGTGCCGGTGACGAGCGGACCATCGACGCCGCCTCGCGGTAGATGATGCCGGCCTGCTCGCGGTCGCTCGCCGCACCGTAGATTTCTGCCCCGGCTTCGTTGTCAGCTAGCAAGGCGTAGAGGCTGATGCCGGCGAGTAGCGTGCTCTTGCCGTTCTTCTTCGGGATCTCGATGTACGCCTGGCGGTATTGCCGCGTACCGTCTGGCTTGCACCGGCCGAAGATCTCGCCGAGCACGTACCTCTGCCACGGAAGCAGCAGGAACGGCTGCCCGGCCGTCTGGCCCTTGCTGTGCTTCAGCACCTTCTCGAAGAACTCGTAGACCCGATTGGCCTTCGCTTGGTCAATGCCAGGCCGGTGCTTAGCCGTGGGCGGCGAAGAACTCTTCGAGCTCGTCTTTTTTGACTTCGACTTGCGTGGCAAGCTTGGTCCTCGAGGAAGGCGTCAGCCCGAACTCACTGAGCAGGCTAGCCTTCATGGCAACCAGCGAGCGGTAGAGCGGCCCGGCCGGGTTGGGCTTCACGCCGCCCAGGTCGGTGTGCATCACGGCACCGCCGGCCCGCAGCTGCAGCAGGCACGACTGCTCGGCCGAGTGCACTTCGCACAGCGTGGCCAGGGCTTCGCCGTCGCCCGTCGTCAGCACGCCCATGCGTGACAAGATGCCGGCGAGCTCGTGCCACTTGGCCGTGGCGATCTCGTCAACCTTCAGCCGCTCCGGCATCGGCGGCACACCAATCGGTGCCGATGGCTCACGCTTCGGCGGGCCTTTGACTGTGCCTTCGAGAATCCGAAGTGCGGTTGGCTTCGGTCTGCGTCCTGCTTTTGCCACGATTCACCTCGGGCCGATTGTTAGGAACCTCACACAATGGCACGTTGCGTGCCTCTTTAAGGGGTCAACTTTGCCCGCTAAATTGTTGAAAAACCCCGGCGATTTCGATGCCGCGCACGCACGCTGCCCCGCACGCGGTTTATCTTTCACGGCCAAAAGTTTTCACAATGTCGTTTTGGCAGCCGTGCGTTTTGCCCTTGTTTTCTAGGCGTTTCTGCATGCCGCATGCGTTTCGTCCTTGTTTTCTAGGTGTTTCCGCACTTGCGATGCACGATTCGTTCGTCACCAGTTCGCGGCGTGTAGTTCGCCCACCACTCGTTGGCTCTGCCTGACTGCATGGCACGCTCCGGGTCTGTTGCGATGCGTGCTTCGCATTGTGATGCCGGTGCCTCAACAACAACGACCCGGTCGCAGCCCAGCCGATCTGCCCACCATTGACGATGGATGGCATCGGGCTCAGCCACCACCAGCCAGGCTCGTGCATGTCGCTTGGCCTCTGCCTTGCTCAGCGTGCCGATGATGTCATTCCGCTTTCGCACAGCAGGCCCGATCCACTTGGCTGGCCATGCGTGCAGCGTAGTGCCAGCCATGCCAGATGCGATCACGTCCAGGTCAATCACCACGTCTGTCGGCCCCTTGTGCATGTCCACGTATGTGCTCTTGCCAGACGCAGGAGGGCCACACACAAGCGTCACAGGGATGACGGCTGGCCGTATCCACTCGGGATGCAGCGTCCACTTTTGCGAGGACTCGCGGCCTTGCATCTCGCGTCGCGTCTTCTTGCTGTGGCACGAAGCACACAACGTCTGCAGGCCAGACACATCGTCGCGTGGCAATTCGCTTTTGCGTACCACGTGATCGACGTGGGCGTTGCGGCCCGTGACGATGCGGCCACAGCCGGGAGCCTGGCACTGGTAGTTGTCCCGCAGCAGCACTTCCCGCCGCGCGGCCTTCCACCCTTGCGAGCAGTAGCCTCGAGCGGTTGCCGATGGCCGATTCGTGTCTGGTGCCCGTGGCCGCTTTCGCTGCCCAACCCACGGCGGCTTGAACGTCGGCAGCCTATCGGGCACGTCAGCCCTTCATGATGACTGTGGCCACAGCCCCGGTGCCGGCCGTGTTGCTCTGGCACAGCTTGATGTACTGAGCCGAGAACACCTCGTCGGGCATGGCGTACGTGCGACCGAGGGCCGTGTGCGGTGCGGTCGTGATCTTCACCGCAGCCCCGTCCTTGTCGTACAGCTGATAGAACGGGCCATTGGTCGTGTCGGACACGTAGAGGTCAATCTGCGTGACGTTGGTATTGAGCGTGCCAATCATGACCTGGCCGCCGGCCATATCGAACATGGGCAGCGTGATGACGGTGCTGGTCGCCGTGGTCAGCGTGGCGGCGTAGGTCTTGCTCTTGCGGCGGATCTTGGACTCGCTCATCTCTCGTCTCCTTAGTGGCTCGGGGCGTTGTGCCCGATGCGTGGCCTAGTGTTTAGGTTACGCCTTCAATGGCTCTTTGGCGTGGCTTGCAGTCACGGCACCTGCGGCATCAGTGCCTTGTACTGGGCCTCGCTGACTTCCTCGACGGCACCGCTGGCGAGGAGTTGCGGGAGCATCTGCGACGGCAGAACGTACTCGCAGTATTCGTCGCTGACGGCCAGGTACACGCGGCCCTGTCCATCAGACGGCAGTTCTGACGCAAGCGGCAGCGTGCGGAGCGTCTTCGTCTCGGCGTTGGGATAGCCGTAGGCTTCGTCCAGCTGCTGGCAGATTGTGGCGTAAACAGACGGCGTTGAGCGGAAGTATCTCATGAC